ATGACGACACAAACGCACACTCACGCCATCAAACCCTATCGGGGCACGGTTCGCCTGGAGCCCGCGCGCACCATCGTGCAGCGCTTCGGAGGCATCCGTAAGACCGCGAAGGCGGCTGGCGTCCATTACAGCCGCGTCAGCAAATGGATGAAGCCTGCCGAGGTTGGCGGCACCGGGGGCCTGATCCCCCAGAAGCATCATCGCCGGTTGCTGGCCGCTGCACGCGAATGCGGCGTGCCGCTTACGCCCGGCGACATCATGGGCGTCGCGGACGAGAGCGAGGCGGCATGATGATCCCCATTCCCCACGGTTTTCTCCGCGTCTCCTTCGTCCTTGCCGTGGGGGATGATGCGCGGGGCGGCTGCAACCGATCCCTCATCGCCGTCCCGCGCGCTTTCGTGCTGCTCAAGGCCCAGCTCGTCGATGATGCGCCGGGTCATTTCGCCAATCGTCTGAAATCCCATCGTGCTGGTCCTTTTGGTTTCTTTTTACACCACGGACGAGCTTCGCGCCTGCAAAAACCCTTTGCACTGTCCATGCGCGACGGAACCATTCGGAGGCGGGTATGTGCAGTTTGATCTCGCCGCAATCCGCTGCTGCCCGCGACCTCGCCCTCTGGCTTGAGGACCGGGAAACCGCGCGCCTGGGTGAACGTTCACTCGCTCGTAAGCGCCTTGGTGCGCGCCATGCCATTCCGGTGGGCGTGTTCTGGTCGGCCCGTTACCGCGCCTCCAACACGCTGGCGCGTTGGCTCGACCACCTCATCGCCGCCGTGGTGGTCGAATACGAGCGAGATATCGATGAACTGGAAAGCACGCTGGCGTTTGCTCGTGCGGCTGGCGGCCATCATCCCGGCCTGGATCAAACTGCGTTGGGCGAAGCGCAAGCTGCCATCGCGCAGGCCCGCCGCCGACTAGAGGCACTGCGGTCGGGGGGCGAACCATGACCGCCCGCCGCGTGCCCGAGGACGCCATCCAGCGCAGCGTCATCAAACATTACGACCGCTTCCGGGTGTCCAACACCTACCTCGCGTCGGTTCCCAACGAGAGTCCGCGCTCGCGCGCCTATTTGGGCAAACTTCTCGGCATGGGACTGCGCCCCGGCTTTCCCGACCTGATTGCGTTCGGGCCACGCCGTGGCCTGATCCGGTTCCTTGAGCTGAAGGCGGACGACGGCACGCTCACGGAGAGCCAATGCGAAATGCACGAGCGCCTGGAGAGTCTCGGTTTCGAGGTTGCAACCGCGTGGGGATTGGATGCGCCGATCATCCTGCTTGAGGAGTGGGGCATCGTGCGCCCGGTGAGGCGCCTCTTCACGTTCCCAGGCCGCATCCAATGGTGGTCGCGCGGACAAGAGAGGCTGGTCGCATGAACGCTCATTCGCGCACCGGCCTGCCGACGTTCGACCAGATCATCGACGACATCATCGTTCTGGAACGGCTGGCCGACAGTTTGCACGCGACAGCCTCGGCGTTGGAACGAATAGAGAACTCGTCGCCCGATGCGATCAAGGCCCGGCGCGCGGAGGCCGCGCATATCCGCCGGGCCATTCGCTTGCTGTCGTGGTGCGCGGGCAAGGCCGACCGCCTGCATCTGCTCAACACGCCGGTCGAGATCCGAAGCAACCGTTACGGGGGTGGAAAGTGAATGTCACCGATTTGAACGTGGAGCGCGAGCGGCGCTTGCGCCGCGCCCACGAGGAATGGAAGGAGGCGCTGGCGCTCGCGCACGAGACGCAGCGCTTCGACCATTGCGTGCTCGCAGGGCGGGCGTGGCGGCGTTTCCTCGATCTGTTCATGAGCGAGGAACAGCGGGAATACCTGGGCCGCACAGACGCCTCGGCAGAAAAGGGGGTCGTTCGTGAACTACCATGCCGACCGGCCTGAAATCCCGCACACCATCGATAGTGAGCAGGCGTTGCTTGGCGCAATCCTGCACAACGCCGAGGCGCTTGATGCGGCGCGCGATTTCGTGGAGCCCGAGGATTTTCACGAGGAACTGCACCGGCTGATTTTCGCCGCCATGTGCGAGCGCCGCGACCAGGGCGAAGTCATCGATGCGCACCTCGTGCGGCTCGTGATCGGTGATCGGGATCTGGGCGGCGTGACGGTGGGCCAATATCTCGCCCGCCTGCACGCTGAAGCGACCACGGTGATGAATGCGCGCGACTATGCGAAGGCCATCCGCAACGCGGCGCAAATGCGCAGGCTTCTCGCCGTGTCTCAGGATGCGGTCGCGGCCATGACGGTCGGCATGGTCGTCAACCCGTCGCGCTATGCCTCGGAGATGATCGAGTCTCTCGACCAAATCGCCACCGCCACGCGCCCGCAATCCTTGCGCCGGGTGACGGTGGGCGAGGCGGTGCGTGCGGTGGTGGCGCGGGTCGAACGCGCCCGCAACGGCGAGAACATGCGTGGCACCACGCTTGGATTGCCAAGTCTCGACAAGATGACGCTGGGCGCTCACCCAGGCGACCTCATCATTCTGGCGGGCAGGCCCGGCATGGGCAAGACGACGGTGGCGCTCCACACCGCGATGGCGGTGGCAAGGAGCGGCGAGGGCTGCGCTTTCATCTCGCTCGAGATGACCGCCCAGCAGTTGGGGGAGCGCGCGGTGGCGAGCGCCGCCTATGCGCCGCATCTGGAGCCGTTGCCCTACACCGATATCCGGTTGGGCGCACACCTTTCCGCCGAACAGCTTCAGCGGCTGGTCGAAGCGCAGGACATGGTCGACCACCTGCCGTTGTGGATCGAGCAGGAGCCGGGGCTCACGGTAAGCCAGATCGCGGCGCGCGTGCGCCAGCTCAAAGCCCGCGCGGAGCGGCACGGCCAGAAGCTCTCCATGGTGGCGGTCGACCACATCGGCCTCGTGCGGGCCTCCAAACGCTACGCGGGCAACCGCGTGCAGGAAATCTCCGAGATCACGGCGGCGCTCAAGGTCATGGCGAAGGAGCTGGAGGTGGCGGTCGTTGCGCTCTGTCAATTGAACCGGGGCGTCGAGGGCCGCAACGACAAGCGCCCGCAACTCATGGACCTGCGCGACTCGGGCTCCATCGAGCAGGACGCCGACGTGGTGATCGGGCTCTACCGCGCCGCCTATTACCTCGAAAACAAGCCGGATCTCACGCCGGAAGAGCACGCGCTGCTCGCCGGAATGAAACACGAGCTGGAGGTAATCGTGCTCAAGCAGCGCCAGGGGCCAACGGGAACTGTTCAATGTTTCTGCGACATCGGCGCGAACATCGTGTCCGAGTTGAGCCAATAAGGACAAGCCAATGAGTAACGTGCCGTATTTCAAATGCTATCCGTCAGACTTCCTTTCGGGAGTAGTGGGCCTCGATGCCCAGGAAATCGGCGTCTACACCGTCGTGCTGATGATGATTTACGACCGGGGCGGGCCGGTGGCGTGCGATTACAAACGCCTCGGCCTGCGCTGCGGCTTGCGCCCTACATCGGTGCAGAAGGTGGTCGAGCGGCTCATTGAGTACGGCAAGCTGCACCTGGACCCGCACGGGCGTTTGACCAACTCGCGCGCCGAAAAAGAGGTGAAAAGTCGGGAAAAACTCGCTGAAAACTCGCGCAAAAATGGAACGCGCGGCGGAAGGAAACCTGCACAAAGGCTCAATGAAATCAACGGCGCTCGAAACCCAGCAGGTTTTATCCAGGCAACCCACGCTGAACCTGATACCAGAAACCAGAAGCCAGAAGCCAGATCGCTACGCTATGGGCGCGAGGCCACCGGCCTGGGGCCGGGGCACGCGGGCGGGCTTTCGGATCTCGATCTGCAAGCCAAACTTCTGGCGCAGTTGCCGCCCGGCATCGACTGGCCGTTGCGCAACGCAAACGACCTGACCCCTATCCGCGAATGCCTGGAGCGCGGAGCCGACCTCGAAAAGCACGTCCTTCCGGTGGTGCGGGAAGAGGCGGCGCGAACGCACGCCGCCGGGCGCGCGTTGCGAAGCTGGAAGGTTTTTCAACCGCACATCCTCTCCAAACTGAACGATCCGGTTGTTCTGCCACAGGCGGCAGCACCGGCAGCGCAGGAGTTGCCCGACCACATCTGGCGCGGTTTCGTCGCGGATTGGATGCGCAGCCGCCATTGGCCGCCGTGCATCCAATCGAAGAGCCAGCCGCCCGACAGCCCGCGCACCCGCGTTCCGGCGCACATTCTGGCCGAGTTCAACATCCCGCGCCCTACTAGGCAGGCCGCATAGGGAGAACCGCGATGGGCATCCTGTAGAGCGAACACCTCACGCAAGGCTATCGTGCAGATCTGGCGCTGCAGATCGAGCGCACCGTGCCCGGCATGGCGCATTTGGCTGGCAGCGGGCCTGCGGGCCGCACCTGCCGCGAGTGTGAGCATTGGGCAGGCAACGCCCTGCCGAAGCGCCGCCGCCGCCAGGGCAGGGGAGGCCCGCCCATGCGCGCCGCAGCGCGCGACGATGAAAAGAGCCGCCGCGTGGAGCACGACACGTCCGCCTGCCGCCACTTTGGCGAGGCAACCGACCCGCAGCCGATTTTCCCACCACCCCGCAAGACGAAAGGCAACGCATGATCCGCCGCGCACTCGATATCGAGCAGGTACTGCAATGGGCCTACCGAGAGGAGTTGCCGAAAACCAGCGCCGCGCCGTCCTCGCCGTGGGACCGCATGATGACGGCGGGCGCGCTTGGAACGCTGGTAGACGAGAGCTTCAGCCACGAGCCGGGAATGCCGCCCGCTCTTGGAACGCCGCACCCCGACGCGCTTGTGGTCGAGGAGCGTGTCCAGGCGCTCTCGCTGGTGGCGGAAGCCGAATACAACGAGGAGCTGGGGCTTATGCCCGACCTCGGCTTCGACCTCAACGAACTGGGGGCCATACAGCGGGCGCTGGCGGGCATTGTCGCCACCGTGCGGCTCCATGCCCGTATGGGCACGAGACCCCACCTGACGCCGCCGCCAAAGCGGTGCCTGCCGTGCCTGCACCCGCAATCGAACAAGCCCATGGTGCTGCGATGGGAGCGGCAATGGCAGACCACCCGGTGGACACAGGTGTTGAACGACCAGGGCAGCGTGATCGAGGAGCGCCCGGCGCTTGAGTACGCGGTGCCGTATGCGGTGCCGTCGCCCGCGATGCGGGGCGGCGTCTACAAGCGCGGCTCCTACTGCCCGTTGCGCTACGACCCGGAGCCGCGCGTCGTCCTGGCGGATCGCGCCGAGTACATCGTCTGGTGGGCCGCCCTCGATTACCTGGCTGTCGACCTCGTCGGTCGTCTCGAAACCATCGATCCGCTCCCGCCCGCCGCAGCGCAGCGGCCTTGGACGGGGGAGCGGGATGCCAATCAGCGCCGCGTACTGCGCTCGCTGCGCGACCATTCGATTGCAACGCACCTGAACAGGAGGGCCGCATGATCGAGTACGTGATGCTCACCGAGGCGGACATGGAGCGCGTTCGGCGCGTGGCGGTGGCGCGGAACGCGGCAAAGGAAGGTTGGCCAAACTACCGGGTTGCCGCCGACAAGGGTGATCTCGGACTCCATCTCGATGGCGTGCGTGCGGAGCTGGCGGTGTGCAAGCGCTTCGGGTTTCCGCTGGACGAAAGCGTTTCACCCGATGGCGACAACGGGGCACCGGATCTCTATGTGGGTGAGCTGCGGGTGGAGGTGAAAGCGGCCACGCACCGCCCGCCCATCATCAAGCTCAACGCGCTCACCGACTTCAAGGCCGATGCGATGGTGCTGTGCTTCGTTCACCCGTGGAACTCACGCATGGCCAGCGTGGTGGAGCTGCACGGTGTCGTGAGCCGCCAGAAATTCATGCGAGATCATCGCCTCCGTGATTTCGGCTATGGCAAGCGGGTCATCATGGAAGCCCACGAGCTGTCGCCCATTGCAAGTCTGGATGCTATCGCGGAGGTGTCGGATGCCTGAGATTATGGCCGCCGCTCTCATCTGCTTGGCGTTCGGCGTGGGCATCGTATGGATTGACCGCTGGCATCAGCGGTATGCATGGCGCAAGGCGGGCGAAGAAGCACGTCGCGAAATCGAGCGGCGCAAGGCGCGCGAGCGCCCCGGTGCTCTTGAGACCGAGATCGCGCGCCTGCGAACGCAGGTGCAGGAACTCGACCGGCTGCTGTCGTATCGCACCGCTCGCATCAAGGAGCTGGAGGCATTGAACCGGGATTTGCGCGATCAGGTGCGTCAAAATTGACCAGTGACATCCAAGTGGACCCTTGACAGCCTTTTGGAGCCCGTAAAAGGGCGAAACCTCCCAATCAGACCAACGAAGCCCGCGCCAAGCCCCCCAGGCGCGGGCTTCGTATTTGCAGCCCCCCGAAAAAAGGGCCGCTGTCTCCAGCGGCCCTTTAGTTTGGCGGTTTATGGTTCGACACTCGACCGCCGCGAGTGGGCAGACTTGGCACAGGGACGAGCCGCTCGCCTGCCAGGAGCTGGTGGTGGGTTTTGGTTCGTACACTTGCCCACCGGCAAGTGAGTAGACTTGGCACAGGGACACGAGGCCACTCGTCTGCCAGGAGTTTTCGGCGGTTTATGGTTCGACACTCGACCGCCGCGAGTGAGCAGATCAGGCCACAGGGAATGCGCCACCCATCTGCCAGGGGAACTCTTGCTGATTAGGAGTCGGAACCAGTACCGGTGCTAGTGCTCGTCGTACCTGTCAAGCCGCCGCTGATGGCTTCGAACTTCGTCTTGAGGGTGCCGCCAACGGTGCTCACGGCCCCGATGATGACGACAGCGATAAGCCCAGCAATAAGGCCGTATTCGATAGCGGTAGCGCCCGACTGATCTTTGCGGAAGCGAGAGATAATCTTCGTCATTTCTGTGTGCCTCTTTCGGGGCGACCAATTCGTCCCCGTCGATGTCGTTTATCTACACTCACCCCGTCCAAGGTACTACTCGGGCTGATGGGTTAGTCCATCGCCCGCTGCCAAGCTTGGGACGCATTAATCCAACGGGCCAGGACAGGGATGCGCTCTTTCTCTCCGAGGTGCGCAAGCTAGAGCTTCGCGAGGGCGACACCCTCGTGTTCACGAGCCGCACCCGCTTGCACGCCGAGCAGGACGCGCGGGCACAGTTCCTGCGTGGCGTGGTCGGGCGGCTCATCTCCGAAGAGGCGGGGTAGGAGATGGAAAGTTTTGCGGGCCGTTTATGGAACGGCGATCAAATCTGAGCCAGTGTTGACCGATGATATCTTCGTTACAAAGCGCTTCTGCTCCTTCAACGGAGGGGAGGAAATCCGCTGGATCAATCTCCGGCAGTAGCAAGGTCCCGGTCGCGTCGACGCAGCCATCACGATCACCGTCAAGGAAGAACTGGCTGGAGCGAAAGTCCATCATCAGGGACGGCTTTCGTTCGAGAAGCCGATCATCGGCCAAGTAGAACGCTCATGGAGTTAAGCCCTTTCGGGACCTCAGAGTAGGAGAGGCCCTTGATTAAGCGGCCCGTTGCCGACACACGTGGGTTGCTACGCAGAAGAAGCGCATCCAGGTCCGGCATAGGCTGTTGTCCCGAACGACATGATTGTGAGGCTAAAGCGCCTTTATGGTATTTTTTTTGGCCACATGTCCGGCGACGGCGTATAATGAGCTATCATCAGCATGTGTGATCCAGGCTCCGGCGGCTCAGAGAGACGTCAGCTCACACCTGCAAGGCTTAGGAGTTGTCCATGCCCCGCCCTTATGAAGCGTGCGCAGGCCCAATTGAAGGTCTCTGCCTGCCTTCAACCGCCTGGGACGTGCTGCATCGAGAGAACATCGAGACAATCGGCCAACTCAGGGCTGTCGCGGGCCAACTTGAGCGGCTCGATGGCATCGATTCTAAGACGGCGCAAGCGATCAGACGAGAACTTGATCGTGTCGCGGCCCCTGGAGAGCAAACATTCGGTGAGGGGCAGCTTTCGGCGTGGGGTGCGTAACTCGCGGAACCCGCCTTTAGGGAACCGGCCTAAATATGATCGTCGGAATAGGCAGACATCGTAAGTGAACGGCTTAACTGTCTATGCCTGTACATTTATAGGTATAAAATCGATACTGTCGTTAGATGCCATATTCGTTGAATTTATTCCGATACATAAAGCAAAAGATATATCTTCTGGGATACCGCCTTAGTATAGAATCAGCAGAGACTTACGATTTTCCTTGATTATACTAAATAAAGACATCAAATTTTGCGGGCACGGCAATCAAGCCGTGTAAACGGAGAAGCAACATGACCAAGATCAGGCTCTTTGCTGCCCTGATTGTCGCGTTTTTCGCGACAGGGTTCGTTGCGTCCACGGTGGCCTATGCCGATCCCCCAAATCCCAGCAATGTTGGCGGCGGACCCGGCAACAGTGGCAAGGGTGACAAGGGCGGCCCTGGCAATGACGCGGGCGGCAAGCCCCCGAACAGCCCTCCATAGCCTCGATCATACCGCAGACGGAGAAGGGGCAGCTTCGTGCTACCCCTTCGCTATGCATGAAAGACACCATCAATATCTGATAAGGCCGTCAGATTATGGACGATGAAACCGTGCTATCATGTTGCGGGGGCATACTCTTGGATGAGAGGAGGCTGCCGTGGGCGCACCCATCCAGAGGCTCTGGCATCATGTCTCCCATTTGCCGTTCCTAAGCTTCCTAGCTGGTCACGGACACGGACCTTTCGCTGAAGCGCCAGGCGCTCCGGACATGCTCGCGCTGGATAAGGTGGCGGTCACGTTCAAGGAATGCGAAGGCGTCTGCGAGCCGACGGTCGAACAGATCCAGGCGCGGGAGCGCGCAGATCGGTTCAAGGGCGATCAGCTCTTAAGTTTCCGCAAGGCCGTCTTATAACAGCGGGCAGAGCCATAGCCAAGCTGTAAAAAGTGGGCTAATCAGCCAAGTATGACAAGGAAACCTGAAACAGCAGAAGGATGGTGGAGCACCCTGTTCTTTGCAGCGGCGGGAGCAATTGTCGGCATTTTTCTATCCACGATCAGCCACCTTCTCCACGACCACCGTAGCCTATCCTCCGAAGAGGTGATCTGGAATCATTTCGTCCCAAAAATGCTCGCCGCCATGGTGGCTGGCGCAATCTTGTTTGGTGGGATGTCCGCAATCTGGAACTGGCTGCAACGGCGCTCATAATGATTCGCAGATCTCCTTCTATAGAGCGGTGAACATACCATGAAAGTGGTCGTAGCCTCCCTCAAAGGGAGGAGGAACACTTCCTCAAAGGGAGGAGGAACATCCATTCTATGAAACATAGCGTGGATCTCTGATAAGCCTGTGTGGAGTGGAGCTGGTTACACTCTTCAAGTGTCCCAAGGCCTCTTCCACCCGACCGTATGTCTCCTGAGATAACGGCAGGATCGGGCGCGGCGGCTCGATCCTGGCGAGACCGAGAAGGTCTGCCATCACATACATCACGCGGAAGCTGCCGAACGCCCTGAACAGATCCCACAGCGGTTGGAACAATGCGTTGATGCGTAGCACCTCAGGACGGTTGCTAGCTTGCGCGGCTCGCGTGAGAGCCAAAGCCGGAGCGGGCAGCAGGCCCGCAACCACGCTGTACCAAGCGTCGCACCCGGCCAGCAGGGCGTCGGCTGCTCCCCAGTCACCACTGTAGCCAATGGCAAGCCCGTCAGGGATGATCGCCCGCAGCCGCTCCAACTCGCCGCTGAAGTCACCATTCGCAGGCAGAGGCATCTTCACCGCCGCGACGTTCGGGAGCTTCGCCAGACGGGCGATCAGGTCATCGCTAAAGGTGAATTTCGTGGTGCTCGGGTTGTTGTAGATGCACAGGGGCAGCCCGCCCGCCTCGGCCACGGCGGCGAAGTGCCGAAAGACCTCCTCGTCGGTCAGGGGCGTATAGGACATGGGAGCGAGCAGCAGGCCGTCAGCCCCTGCCGCTTTGGCGTCCCGGGCGAGCGTCTCGGCCTCGTCGGTTCGGAGCGCGCCCACGCCGACGATGATCGGGATCTTGCCACCGACGCACTCCACCGCCACCCGCACGGCACGCTGGCGTGCCTCCCGCGTCAGGTAGGCATAGCCGCCGGTGCTGCCGAGCAGGCCAATGGAGTCCGCCCCTGCCGCCTGGATGCGCTCGAGGAAGCGGCCCAGCACATCGGCTTGCAGATTCCCCGCCGCATCGGTTGGGGTCAGGGGATCCAATAATCAGGTTGAAGGGCTATTATCAAGATTATCGTCCTGGTTCCGTCGAAAATGGACGCGCTTGGGCTGATCTTAAACTGTAGCTCGAATATGCGGGCAGCGACTTCGTTGGCCCGGCGCTTCTCGTCGGCAGCGGGATGCTGATCGCCACGAGGCGAAGGTGAGCAATCATCCGTTCTACAACAGCCGCCGATGGCGTGCGGAACGCAAGCGCTTCCTGAAACTCCATCCGCTGTGTGTGATGTGCCTGCGCGAAGGGCGCCTCGCCGCCGCCACCGTTGTCGACCACCGGGTGCCGCACAAAGGAAACCCCCGGCTTTTTTGGGACCGAGCGAATTGGGACGCCCTGTGCGGACCCCACCATAACGGCACCAAACAAGCCATCGAGCGCAATACCACAAGGGGAATAGGGGAGGACGGATGGCCGCTGTAATTGATCTCCCGCAGCGCCGTTACACGCTGGCGGAAGTGGCAAAGGTACTTGCCGACAGCGAAGCGGATCTTGCAGATGACGACGGGTGCCTGGATGTGCTGGTTTCGCACGGCATCATGCCATGGAACTTCTCGGGTCATTGGATAGAAACCAAAGTCGAGGCGCACAACATTCGCACGCTCCGCAAGCTGATCCAGCGAGCAGGCGTCGATCTCGATACGGAGGCGAAGGCCGGGGGCGTCGAAAGTTTGGAGCCGTCGAACGTACACCGGCGGCCCCCCCGCAAAACGCAAAACCGCGAATTTCCGACCGGGGTTTAGCATGGACCGGCGCGAGTTTGAGGGCCTGCCGTTCGTGGTGGGCTTCTGGTTCGCCATCGCCCTGATCGTGGGTATTGTGATTTCTGTGGTGTTTCCATGAGCGATTGGCCCGCCGACAAGGTGGAGCGTTGGCCGCTCTCGCGCCTGACGCCATATGCCCGCAACGCCCGCACGCATAGCGACGAGCAGGTTGCGCAAATCGCCGCCAGCATTCGCGAGTGGGGATGGACGAACCCGGTTCTCGTGGATGAGGACGGCACTATCATCGCGGGTCATGGCCGCGTACTCGCCGCGCAGCGCCTGGAGCTGCCCGAGGTGCCGGTGATGGTGGCGCGCGGTTGGACCGATGCCCAGAAGCGCGCCTATGTGCTCGCAGATAACAAGCTGGCCGAGAACGCGGGCTGGGATAAGGAGCTATTGCGCCTGGAAGTGGCCGATCTCGCGGAGCTGGGGTTCGATTTGCCGCTGATGGGCTTCTCGGATCAGGAGCTGCGGGCGCTCTCGATGGCCCCGAACCGAGGGCTCACCGATCCCGACGATGTGCCCGACACGCCGGTGCATCCGGTCACCGAGCTGGGCGATGTGTGGCTGCTGGGGCGGCACCGGCTGGTGTGCGGTGATTGCACCGATGCCGATGCGGTCGAGAAGGCGCTGGCTGGCGTGCTGCCGCACCTCATGGTGACCGATCCGCCCTATGGGGTGGAATACGACGCCAACTGGCGCAACGACGTCGAGCAGGCGGGCACCGGCAAAGGCCCGCCGGGCGGGCGCGCGGTCGGCAAGGTGTTGAACGACAACAAGGCCGATTGGCGCGAGGCATGGGCGCTGTTCCCCGGCGACGTGGCCTATGTCTGGCACGCCGCCGTGAAGGCTGCATCGGTGGCCGAGGGCCTTGCCGCCGCCGATTTCGAGATCCGCGCGCAGATCGTCTGGGCCAAGAACCACATCGCGGTGAGTCGCGGCCATTACCACTGGCAGCACGAGCCCTGCTGGTACGCGGTGCGAAAGAACCGGACGGCGCATTGGGCGGGCGACCGCAAGCAATCCACGCTGTGGGAGATCCCGAAGCCGCAGAAGTCGGAAACCGGCCATTCCACGCAAAAGCCGGTCGAGTGTATGCGCAGGCCCATCGTGAACAACTCGTCGCCAGGGCAGGCCGTCTACGAGCCGTTCTGCGGTTCCGGCACCACCATCATCGCCTGCGAGATGGAGGGCCGCGCCTGCCAAGCCCTGGAGCTGCACCCGGCTTATGTGGACGTGGCAATCAAGCGGTGGCAGGACTTCACCGGCCAGGACGCCCGGCTTGAGGCCACCGGCGAGAGCTACACCGAGCTGCTCGCGAAGCGCCAGCCGCAGGCGGCGGAATGAGACTGGTCGTTTTGGAGAGCCCCTACGCAGGCGATATCGAGACGAACGTGGCCTACGCGCGGGCCTGCGTGCGGGATTGCCTGCTCATGGGGGAGGCTCCCATCGCTTCGCACCTGCTCTACACCCAGCCGGGCATCCTGCGCGACGAAGTGCCCGATGATCGCCGGCTAGGCATCGCGGCGGGCTTTGCCTGGAGGCGCTTCGCGGCTGCGACGGTGGTCTACGGGGATCTCGGGATCACGCCGGGCATGTGGGAGGGCATCAATCATTCGAGGGCGCTGGGTGTCCCGGTGGAGTTCCGGCGGCTCGCGCAATGAAAAACCCCGGCGGGCCGGGGCTTCATTGCGGGTCTATCCGCGCGGGCCTGCCTTGCGGCCCGCCTCGAATGCAGCTTCCAGCGCCGCCTTGATGTTCCAGACGGCCTGTTCGCGAAAATCGAGGCTGTCGCTGTTGCGGGTTTCGAGCGTGTCCAGGCCCAGGTATTGCGCTGCGATCTGGAGCAGGGCGGCATTCTTTTGCGCCTGGGCGAGGCGGCAGTCGGCGGCGGCGTTGCGTGGGGTCTTAGGCATACTCACCCTCCCGGTGCAGGCGGTCGCTGATTTCCCGCAACTGCTCGCGCAGGTAGTTCATGTCGCCAACGTCGCCCCAATTGGCATTTTCAGCTTTCTCAAGCGGGATGGCTTCCACGGTGGCGGTGATGCGGGCGAGGAGCGCCATCACGTCGTTGCGGGCGGTGGCGTATGCTTGCGGGGCGGGAAGGTGCATGTTCGGGCGGTTGCGCGTCATCACGGCGTCTCCTTCGCAAGGTTGTCGAGCAGCTCGCGCACGTTGGCGAGATCTCGCTTCAGCGCCTCACCCAATGTGACGATTTCGACCGCGAGGATTTCCGGGTTCTCGCGGACCTTGCCGTTCCCATTCCAGTGCGCGGCGACGCTCGTGATCATGCCATCGTCGCCCAGGAGCAGATCGCGGTCGCTGAGCACGCCAAAGCCGACTTTGCCGCGCTTGTTCACGAGCGCGAGGACACCGGCGCTGGAGTTGATGGCGACCTTATGGTCGAGAAAGCGGAAGGTGGCGAGCCGGGCCTCAATGTTGGCGGCTTGGTATATGAGCTGGTTGCGCAGCTCGCTGCGGATCTGTTCGGGCGTCTGGGCGGTCATCGGTGGTTCTCCAGTTCGGTGGGTGGGTGTTGGTGCCGGGCGCTCAGTTGCGCCCGGTGCCGAAGTTCCAGAGGCGCTTCCAGCCGCCGCGCGGGCCGACCGAAACCAGCCAGCGCTCATCATCGGCCCGCAGGCAGATCACGTTGACCGCGCGGATCGAGCGGTCGGCCTCGATGGTGCGGCGGGCCTGCACCAGCGCCTCGCGGAAGCAGGGCAGCTTGGCGGCGTTCGCCGGGTTGAGGATTTCCGCCACGTGGGCGAGATCACCGATGGCCTCGCGGGCCGGGTGGTCGCTGGTGGGAAGGCGGAAGGACATGCGGGCCTCCTGGGCTCCTGGGCGCTGGCGGGATTGCCGCGCTGCATGTCTTTCTTTTAGCCGTTTTAGCTAAAGACGCAACGAGATATCGCTCGGTGCGACGATAAAGCCCCGACGTGGTGCCGGGGCTTTGAATGGGGGGCTGGTAGCGGTTCAGAATTGGTCGGGGATCGGGGACGTGCGTCGGCCTTTGGTGCCTGGGAAGCCGCAGATGCCTTCGCCCATTAGGGTGCCGCTCCGCAGCGAGATCGAGGGAGCGCCCAGCATGCCGGTGCCGTTCAACGGCTTCACATCCGGCACGATGCCGATGGCCCAGGAGCGGTCGGGAACGTAGGTGAGGAGGAGTCCGCCGCTGTCCACGCGCTGCGCCTCCCACACCGGGCGGCGTTGCGGCGCGTGCTCCAGGCGCGAGCCGTTCCGGCTCACGGCTAACTCGACAAAGTCGCCCAGGCCATCGCGGTCGAAGGCGTAAGTCATCTGCTGGCCGTTTTTCATCCGAAGCGAGCAGATGAGATCGGCGGCCACCACGGGCGTGGCGCTCATGGTGAGAGCGAAGGCGGGTGCAAGTTTCTTCATGGTTCGTCGGTCCTTGGGGGCTGGCGCTCGCCGTCGATGATGAGCTGCCGGGTTGCGTTGTCGTAGCGGTAGGTTCGGCCACCGATGCTGGGGAGCGGGATGGTGTAAGGCTCGCGGCGCGAAGCCTCCTCGGTGGGAACTTCCGCCGTCAGGGGCGGCGGTTCCCAGCGGTGCTTCGCCAGATAGCGGCGGGAGGGTTGGACTTTCATGCTGCAAGCCCGCACGCGAAGGCCAGCGCGTCGCCAAAGCGGTTCCAGCCGGTGGAAACGACGCCCCAGGCATCGCCAACCCAGCGGGCCACAAGGTACTGCTCGCCATCGAGCGCAACGCACACCGTGCCGCGCTCGCCCTGGATGATGGTTTCGTCCTGCTCGTTGCGGGTGAAGGTGATTTCGACTTTTCCGGTCATCGGAGTTCTCGGCAAACGAAGGTGAGGGGAAAGATGCCCCAGCGGGTTGCCGGGGCGGCTGCGGTCAGAGCACTCGGTCGAGGAGCTTCTTCGCCTTCAATTCCATCGTGAGGCGCACATCGGCGTGCGCGATGGTGCGGGCGAATGCGGTAATCGCCTGGGCCATGTCCCAGATCGTGCGCGGGGGAGCGCCTTCCTCCGTTTCGCCCACGGCGAGCACCGCCTCGGCGGTTTTCTTGGAGAAGGCGCAGCGGGTCATGAGGAACTCGGTAGCCTCTTCCTGATCCTCGGCCACCTTGCGGCGCTTGGCGGCGGCAACGCCGTCGATGAGCGCCTGTGTGGAGCCTTCGGCATAGGCGAGCAGGGCGGGCTGCACTTCATCGAGCCAGCGTTCCGGCGCATTGCTGTTGTGGATGATGTCCACCTCTTGGAAGCCTTCGACGCCCCAGAGGTTGCGGTTCATGCACACCGCGCGGAGATAGAAGGCGGCCACACTCTGCTTGTAGGCACCGACGCTGGAGCCGCGCACATAGAAGCCCCGGAACATCAGGTCGGGCTCGCCGGAAGGCAGCTTGCCCACGGTGATGGGGTTGCGGTCATCCACAAGAAACACGAAGAAGTCGCGGTCGCTGGCATAGAGCGTCGTGTTCTCTTTCGTGACGTCGATGTTCGGGTGGTAGGTCATGGTCGACCAATCCAGCTCGCCCGGCACCTTCCAGCGCTTCTCGCCGCGACCGGAACCGGCCACCTCCATCACGGCCTCGACCACCTGATGGTCGGGGATGCGGCCATAGGAAACGGAAGTCGCTGCATGCAGCGTGCCGTCACCGGCCCAGAGCTTGATCCCGTCCTCCTCGGGGCGGTTGGCGTGGAGGCCGTACAGCAGGTTGTCTGCCATCAGCTCCGCAGGCAGGCGGCGCATATAGTTGGCGGGCGCACCGGCAATCGAGCAGAGCTGGCCGAAGCTCCAATGCGTCGGCTCCAGCTCCTTGCCGTCCACGCCGATCCTGAATTCGTAGCGCGTGTCCGGGTCGCTCATATCGCCGGGAAGCAGCTCGATCTCGGTGAGCGCAGGCCGGGCCTCCCAGGAACGGTCGTGAACGCCCTTGAGGTGGGCGTGCAGATCGTGGAGGTTGAGGAAGCGCTGGTCGTCGGGGCGAAAGGCCCATTGCTGCGAAACCTCGCCGCGCACTTGGCCCTTGTTGAAGTTGCCCACCTTGTAGGAGCCATCGGCTTGGATGGCGGTGTCGGCGGCGTTGTCGATGATGAGTTCCATGGGGGTGATCCTTGGTTCGGGGGGTGCGGTTCAATCCGCGTGAAGCCCCAGCACGCCGGGGCTCGGCGCGGGTGAACCGTCAGGCGGCGAGCGCCTGTGTTTGCGCGGCGCGGTAGCGGAACGGGCGGCTGGTTTTGTCCACCACCAGCTCCAACCTCAGCGACTTGGCGCATTGCTGGACACTCACCGAGGGCCAGCCGGTGGCGGCCAGGATCTCCTCGCGAGTGCAGCCTTCGCTGCGGTTGAGCATGTCGTTGATGAGAGCCATCTTGCCGCGCGGCCCCGCCTCGTGGCGCGTTGCAACCCTCGGCTGGGCCACCGCCTGGGCGGCGGAAATCAGGCGCTGGCGGCGCGCGGCGCGGGCCTCGGTGCGTTCCTCCCTGGCAGCGACACCGTCGAGGATCGCGGCGGCGTCGTCCATGATCTCCATGAGCGCGGGTTCGTCCTGGGCGGGCTTTTCGGCGGGGATGTGTTCGGCAGGGGCGTCAACGACCTTGGGCTCTTCCTTGGCGTCCCAGGTCCAGCGGCCATCCACCTGCACGAAGGTGAGGGTGTCGAGATCCAGGCCCGCAGCCTTCGCGGCCCGGCGGGCGTTAGAACGATCTGTGTAGGTCTTGGTGGTCATCGGCGCGGCTCCTTGTGAGCGGGTGATTTGCGATGACCTCAATCTAGCGAAAATGGCTAAACGAGCAAGACGATTTAGCCGCCACCGGCTAAAAAGATGGTCGCACTCTCGTCGCAGGGTGCAAGGCAGGAACGATGATTAGAGGACCGAAACCGAAGCCCACGCACCTCAAGCTGGTGCAGGGCAACCCCGGCAAACGGGCGATCAACCGGCGCGAGCCGAAGGTGGCCCCGGCGCTGCCCGAACCGCCCGACCACCTGGGCGAAGCCGCCCGCCAGGAGTGGGAGCGGGTGGCGCACGAAATGTACCAGACCGGCATTCTGACCCGGCTCGACCGCGCCACGCTTGCCGCCTATTGCCAAGCCTACGAGCGCTGGCGCACCGCCGAGAGAACCCTGGCCGAGATGGCGCAGCGCGACCAGCTCACGCACGGGCTAATGATCCGCACCACCAACGGAAACCCTATCCAGAACCCCATCGTCGGCATCGCCAACAAGGCCGCCGCCGATATGGTTCGCTATGCCGCCGAGTTGGGCATCACGCCATCGGCGCGCTCGCGTATCCATGCAGAAGCGCAGGACAGCCAAGACCCCGCCGAAGAATTCTTTACCTGATCCGGTGACGGCCTATGCCGAGGCCGTTGTGGCAGGCGATATCGTCGCCGGGCCGCATGTGCGCGACACCTGCAAGCGCCACCTCCGGGATCTGGAGGAGGGGCCGGGGCGCGGGCTGGTCTGGGATCTCGCCGCCGCCGACCGCGCGCTGCGGTTCTTTCCCACGACGCTGCGGCTGGCGGGCGGGCAGTTCGAAGGCGTGCGTTTTGACCTGCACCCGAGCCAAGCCTTCATCGTGGGGAGCCTGTTCGGATGGAAGCGCGCTGATGGCACGCGCCGCTTTCGCCGCGCCTACATCGAGCAGGGCAAGGGCAACGGCAAGTCGCCGCTTGCCGCCGGGATCGGCATGTATTGCCTCGTAGCCGATGGAGAGGCCCGCGCGGAGGTGTACGCGGCGGCGTCGAAAAAAGATCAGGCCATGGTGCTCTTCCGCGATGCGGTCGCCATGCGGGAGCAATCGAAGGCACTGCGCCAGAAGGTGAAGGCGCATGGCGGCAACCCGGTCTGGAACCTCACGTACAAGGACAGCTCGTTCTTTCGGCCCATCTCGAGCGAGGAGGGTCAATCGGGGCCGAGGCCGTCGTGCGCGCTGTGCGATGAGATCCACGAGCACAAAGACGGCCACGTGATCGAAATGCTGGAGCGCGGCTTCAAGTGGCGACGCCAGCCGCTGCTCCTCATGATCACGAACTCAGGCACTGACCGCAATTCGGTGTGCTGGCACGAGCACGAGCACGCGGTGCGGGTGGCCGCAGGCGATGTCGAAGACGACAGCACGTTCTCCTACGTTTGCGCGCTCGATGAAGGCGACGATCCGCTGGAAGATCCCGGCTGCTGGGAAAAGGCCAACCCGCTGCTGGGCGTCACCATCACCGAGGACTACCTGGCAGGGGTGGTGCGCCAAGCCAAGGCCATTCCGGGCAAGTTGAACGGTATCCTGCGCCTTCACTTCTGTTGCTGGACGGACGCCGAAACCGCTTGGATGAGCCGCCCCGCGCTTGAAAGCGTGCTGGCCGATTTCGATCCGGCCATCCACAACGGCAAGCGGTTGTGCGCGGGCATCGACCTTTCGGCCACCACCGACTTGGCCGCGATGGCGTTCGTGGTGGAAACCGGCATCACCGAGGAGGGCAAGCCCACCTTCGACGCCTGGGTGGAAGCCTGGACGCCCCGTGACACGATGCGGGAGCGGGCGCTGCGGGACAAGGCTCCTTACGACGTCTGGGCCGCCAAGGGTTTGCTCAATGCGCCGCCGGGCCGGGTGGTGCGCTTCGATTACATGGCCGCGCGCCTTGCCGAGATCGAGCACGAATACGGCACCACCTGGGTCGCCTATGACCGTTATGCGTTCCGGCGTTTCGAGGAGGCGTGCGACGAGATCGGCCTGGAGGTGGATTTCATCGAGCATCCGCAGGGCGGCAAGCGCCGGGCCAAGCCGCCAGAGGAAGTCATCGAGGCCGCCAAGCGCGCCGGTGTGGAGCCGCCCCAGGGCCTCTGGATGCCGGGCTCCGTAAACGAGCTGGAAACGCTCATCCTTGAGGGCCGCATTCGCATCAAGCGCAGCCCGGTGCTGATCTCTGCAGCAATGTCAGCGGTGCTCGAAAAAGACCCGTTCGACAATCGCTGGTTCTCGAAACGGAAGGCCACCAACCGGATCGACCCGATTGTCGCGCTCGCCATGGCGGTGGGCGCGGCGACGTTCAAACACGAGGCGGGGCCTGCCCGCAGCGTCTACGAAACACGCGGCATCCTGATAATGTGAGTATGGGCCTTTTCGATTTTTTGCGGCGGCGCGACGAACCGGCTCCGCAGGTTGCATCGTCGCTGGCTATCCGCCCGCACGCTGAAATGATGGCATTCACCGGACTCGATGACCCGCGCCTCGCGGAATTTCTCCGGGCGGGCTACTCGACGCATTCGGGCGCGGAGGTGAGCGTCGAGAGCGCGATGCGCAACACGACCGTGTTCCGGTGCGTATCGCTGATCTCCTATGCCATCGGAATGCTGCCGCTGCACCTCCTGCGCGGCGATGATTTCGAGAGCGATAAGGCCGACGACCACCCGCTCTACAAGATCTTGTACGCGCAGCCGAACGCTTGGCAGAGCGCCTTCGATTTCCGCTCACACCTGCAGCTCAATGCACTCGTGCGCGGCGATGGATATGCCCGCGTGCTGCGAACCGGAGAGCGCATCACCGCACTCGTGCCGATGGACCCCAAGCGGGTGACGCCGGTGCAGAACCCTGACTGGACGGTGTCCTACGAGTACGAACGGCCCGGGGGCGGCAGGGTGCGGCTACGGCCCCAGGACGTGTTTCACCTGCGCGGGCTCTCCATGGATGGCATTAACGGGCTCTCGCTGGTGAAGCAGGCAGCGGAAGCCATCGGGCTCGCGATCCAGACCGAAGTCGCCGCCGCGCGGCTGTTCAAGAACGGCCTGATCGTGGGCGGCGTCATGGTGCATCCCAACACCTTGAGCCAGGAAGCCTACGACCGCCTCAAGGCGAGCCTGGAGGAGCGGTACTCGGGCGCGGAGAACGCCCACAAATGGATTTTGACCGAAGAGGGCTTGGAGCCAAAGCCGTTCGCGCCCACGGCGGCGGACAGCCAGCACCTGGAGACCCGCAGGTTCCAGATCGAGGAGATTGGCCGCATCTTCGGCGTGCCCCGCCCGCTGCTGGGCATGGACGACACGAGCTGGGGCACCGGCATCGAGCAATTGGGTATCGGCTTCGTCCGCTACGCGCTGGCCCCGTGGTTCGTCGCCTGGGAGCAGGCCATCCGCCGCACGCTGCTCACTGAGGCCGAGCAGGAGCTGCTCAAGCCCAAGTTCAATGAAGGCGCATTGCTGCGCGGAAGCCTCAAGGATCAGGCCGAGTTCTTCGCCAGGGCGCTGGGCTCCGGTGGGCACCAGCCCTGGATGCATGTCGATGAGGTGCGCGCCCTGTCGAACCTCCGCAGGCGGGACGATCTGGCGCCTCCCGCCGGTCAACAGAATACCTCTGGAGATGACGATGACGTTGCGTAACCTACCGGAAATCAAGGCGCTCAACCCGCTGCCATCGGACGAAGGCGGCTGGTCGGTTCCCGACGAAGCGTTCAAGAAATGGAACGCCAAGGTGCGCGCCGCGCACGAGGGCGAGGACAACGTAATCTCGATCTACGATGTCATCGGTGAGGATTGGTGGACCGGCGAGGGCATCACATCCAAGCGCATCGCGGCAGCGCTGCGCGCCATCGGCGGCAAGGATGTGGTGGTTAACATCAACTCACCGGGCGGCGACTTCTTTGAGGGGATTGCGATCTACAACCTGCTTCGCGAGCACCCGCACAAGGTGACCGTGAAAGTGATGGGCCTTGCCGCCTCCGCGGCCTCCGTCGTCGCCATGGCGGGCGACGAGGTGCAGATTTCCGAAGTCGGCTTCATCATGGTTCACAACGCCTGGGCGGTGGCGGTCGGCAACCGCCACGACATGCGCGGGGCCGCCGATACCCTGGAACCGTTCGATGATGCGATGGCCGGGCTCTACGCCACGCGAGCTGGTGTCGAGAAGAAGAAGGCCGCCGGGTGGATGGACAGGGAAACGTGGTTCAACGGCCCGCAGGCCATCGACGCCGGGCTGGCCGATGCGCTGCTGCCGTCGAGCGCATTGAACCAAGAGCAAGCGGACGAAGTTAAGTCACTAGCCGCAGCGCGCCGTGTCGAGGCCGCGCTGATGCGCCAAGGAATACCTCGCAGCGAGCGCCGTAGCCTCATTGGCGAGGTAAGCGGGCACCATGCCGTAGCTGGTGGCCCACGCCATGCCGTAGCTGGCGATTTGAGCGCCGACTTGCGTCGGCTCATCGAAACCATTCGCGTTTAACGGAGATCCTCACATGATGCATGTGATCCCCGGTCGCCGTGGGCTCGTCGCCGTGCGGGCAGACGTTAGCGACCCGAAAACGCTCTTGGAGGAGCTGCAAAAGACCTTCGCAGCCTTCAAGGACGAGTACAACCGGCAGCTTGAAGAGCTGCGGAACGGCCAGCAGGACGTGGTGCGCAGCGAGAAAATCGAGCGCATCAGCACCGATCTGTCCACCTTGCAGAAGGCGGTCGATGAGGTGAATGCCCGCCTCGCGGCGCAGGAAATGGGCGCAGGGCAGGGCGGTCGCCAACGCACCCAGGCCGACATTGAGTACGAGAAGGCGTTCCGCTCGTACTTCAAGACCGGCGACGTGCAGGCGGCGCTCTCGGTGGGCTCCGCTCCCGATGGCGGCTACACCGCTCCGGTGGAATGGGACCGCACGATCATTGATGCGCTCAAGATCGTGAGCCCTATGCGCCAGCTCGCGCAGGTGATGCAGATCGGCGGCGCTGGCTTTACCCGGCTCGTTAATGACCGTGCGGTCGGCAGCGGCTGGGTTGGTGAAACGGCTCCGCGCCCGCAGACTTCCACCCCGACCCTCACCCCGCTGACGTTCACGCCGGGCGAAATCTACGCCAATCCGGCGGCGACGCAGCAGATCCTCGATGACAGCGAAATCGACATCGAGGCATGGCTGGCGGGCGAGGTGGATACCGAGTTTGCGCGCCAGGAGGGTATCGCCTTCGTCAGCGGCGATGGTGTTAACAAGCCGTTCGGCCTGCTCTCCTATGTGGACGGCGGCCCGGCGGCGACCCGTCACCCGTGGGGCGTGATCCCCGATGTTCCGGCGGCAACGCCGGGCACCATCGGGCCGGAGGATATCGTGAACATCATTTACGATCTCCCCGGCGAGTTGTCGGCCAATGCGCGCTTCCTGGCGAACCGCAACACCATCGCTCGCATTCGCCTGCTTCGCGACACGGCGGGCAACTTCCTCTGGCAGCCGTCGTTGCAGGCGGGCCAGCCCGCCACGCTGATGGGCTATCCCATCACCGAGGACGCCAACATGCCCGATGTGGCCGCAGGTGCCCGCCCGCTCGCCTTTGGCGACTTCCGGCGCGGCTACCTCATCATCGACCGCACCGGCATTCGCGTGCTGCGCGATCCGTACTCCAACAAGCCTTACGTGATGTTCTACACCACGCGGCGCGTTGGCGGCGGCGTGCAAGACCCGACCGTGCTGCGGTTCCTGCTCACCTGATGCGAGCCGCCCCGGCCCACGGGCCGGGGTTCCCTTTGGCGACACACGATTTGAGGAGCCATTGCAATGGCAGAACGCAAGAAAGCCGCGCAGCCCGAAGATGCGCGCAAGGCCGACGCGGAGCGCAGGAACGACGCTTCCAAGCCCGGCAACACAATGCAAACCGGCACCGCCGACCCGCTGGAGCCCAGCGGTGCGATCCTTGAGCCCGATGCGGCCCCGGAGGCGGACCTGAACCATCCGGCGGTGGATACCGAACCGCGCGCTGGGTTGCCGCCCGAAAGTTCGCAGATCGACTTCAACGATCCGCACTTCACGCACACCAAGGTGCGCCAGCGGCCCCCGAAGGAGCCGAAGAAGGACGAGGAAAAGTAAGCGCCTCACAGCGCCGATAGCACGAAGCAGGAGGCCGGGAACATCCCGGCCTTTTCCATGAAAAGGACCACGATGATGAAGGCCAAAGTCACCAAGCGTTTCCGGGGCGTTGAGGACGGCAAGATTTATCCGCGCTGGATCGAGGAAGGCGAAACCATCCGGGGCCGATTGGCCCAAATCGCCGTGAAAGCGGGCTGGGCCAAGCGGTCCGGTTTCAGCCGTGAGGGCGACGACAACAAGGGTAGCAACGAATGACGCTCGTTCGCATCGCACCCCCCAAAGCCCCGCCCGTGTCGCTTCAGGAAATGAAAGATCACCTGAAGGTCGAGCACGATACCGAGAATTCCCTCATTTCGTCGCTCGTAGAGGCCGCAACCCAGCATCTGGATGGACCGACCGGAATTCTGGGCCGCGCGCTCGTGCGCCAATCCTGGGAGCTTCGACTAGATGGTCGCTGGTGGGTGCGCCAGAGCTGGCACATGAACTCGCCTTACTGGCGCTGGGATGGGCACGGGTTCGGCTGGGCCATCCGCCTGCCGCTGCCACCGCTGATCGCGGTGGATGAAATTCGATACATCGACGCCAATGGCCAGGAGCAGGTGTATCCGGCTGCGAACTACACGGTGGTGGGCCACGGCGCGATGTTCGGCGGCTCGATCACCAACTCATCCCGCGCCGTGGTTCCAGTGGGGCCGGGCAGCGAGCCGATGCGGGTGCGCTTTACCGCCGGTTACGAGAACGTCCCCGAGCCTCTCAAGCAGGCAATTAAGCTGCTCGTCGGCCATTGGTACATGAGCCGCGAGGCGGTGACGCTCGCTCATGAGAACCGGCAGGTGCTACCCATTGGCGTCCAGGCGCTGATCGCGCCTTATCGGGTGATGCCGCTATGACGCCGCGCAAGGTCATTGTCGGAGGGGCCAGCGTCGAAATCCACCCGCACAAAATCGTCAGTACCTATCCCGATGGTGCCGTGAGCGAGTTCTGGCCGGTGGCAGGCGACAATCCCGCCTTCAGTGAGGAGGACAAGGCAGAATTTGCCCGCTACGCCGCGCTCGCCGGTTACAGCGATCCGATGCAATACGGCCTGGAGCACGATGTGACCCACCATTGGGTGGCCGAACGTCTAGGCTGGGAGCATTCCCGCGTGGTCTGGGCCGATGCGCACAAATGCATCGGGGAGACAATCGAATTCGACCAATCCGTTACGGCAGAGGAGGGCTGGCCGCGCCGCTGCCAGGACGAAGAGCACATCGTCAACTCGCTCCAACGCTTCATGAACACGGGCGCGAAGGACGACCACGGCGTCCTTGATGCGCTGTTTGGCGAACGGCTTCCCGCCGTGGCCCACGCGCTGCTCGTGTTTCTTCGCCCGTGGCTCGTTACCAAGGAGTGAACATGCGCGTCACGTTCAAACGCAATTGGGCATACCGGCCTGATGACAACCCGGAAATCGCCATCGAATACAAAGAGGGCGAAACCTACAGCGTGCGCAAGCCTATCGGGCAAGCAGCCATTGACGACGGCGCTGCCACGGAAGTGCGGCAGACGAAAGCGCAGCGCACCCGGAAGGCGAAATAATGCCGCTTGGCGCAGGCCAGCTCGACCGGCGCATCACCATCGAGCGATCCACCGTCACCCGGAACGCCCTCAATGAGGAGGTTCGCACCTGGGCACCCGTCGCCACGGTGTGGGCCTCGAAATCGGATGTGCGCGACGAGGAGCGGTGGGCTGCGCACGAGGTGGCGGCGGAAGTGACGACCCGGTTTCGCGTGCGCTGGCAACCCGCGCTCGCGGACCTCTCGCCCGAGGACCGGGTGATCTACGAGGGGCGCGAATATTCCATCAATGCCGTCAAGGAAATCGGCAGGCGCGAGGGCCTCGAAATCACGGCGGCGGCGCGCACCGAAAGGACGGGACAATGAAAACCACCGTTCGGGTCGAGGGCTTAAAGCAGATGCGCGAGGCGCTGCTCCAGCTCCCGAAGGCAACCGGTCGCAACGTGGTGCGCCGGGCGCTGCGCAAAGCGGGCGAGCCCATGGCCGACGCCATGAAGGGGCGCGTGCCGGTAGAAGAGGGGCATCTGCGCAATTCCATCGGCGTATCGACCAAGCTCTCCAAACGCCAGCGGACCCTCCACAAAAAGCGATCCGAGGTTGAGGTGTTCGTGGGGCCTGGGCCTGACCCGGCAGCGCACCTAGTCGAGTTTGGCTCGATCCATAACCAAGCCCGTCCTTACGTTCGCCCGGCCTGGGACACCCGCAAGCTGGAGGCGCTTGAGACGGTGCAAAAGGAGCTGGCCGTGGAGATCGATAAGGCCGCGCAGCGCCTCGCCCGAAAGGCGGCGCGGCTGGCCGCGAAGAAGGCGGTTGGAGGTTAAGGCACCCATGGAAGAGGCTCTGATCGGCTACCTGCTGGCACACCCCGCCGTGGCCCAGGCGGTGGGCAAACGCATCTGGTGGGTGGAACGCCCGCAAGGATCGCAGCTCCCGGCCATCGTCCTGCTGCGCATCGACGGCGGGCGCGATTACCGGATGGCTGGCGCATCGGGCCTCGTGAATTCGCGCGTGCAGGTGGATTGCTGGGGCAACAGCTACGGGGACGGCAAGCGCGGGGCACGCGCCGTCGTCCAGGCCCTCAAGGGCCTCACGGGAACCTACGGCGGTATCGAGATCCAGGCCGTGTTCGTGGACGCGGAGCGGGACTTCTCGGAGGACGCCGGGGCATCGAGGCGGCTGTTCCGCACGAGCCTCGATTTCATCATGTGGCACACCGAGTAGAGGAGTTAAGCCATGGCAACGGAAGCAATGGTCGGCATGGGCTCCCGGTTTGAAATCGGGAACGGGGCCGACCCGGAGGTGTTCACGCAGCTCGCGGAGGTGGTCAACATCACGCCGCCTGCCATGAGCCGCGACGCGCTGGACGCTACCCACATGCTCTCTCCCGAGATGTGGCGGGAGTTCATTCCCGGCCTGAAGGACGGCGGCGAAGTCTCGGTCGAAATGAACTTCATTCCCGGCGGGGCAGGCGAGAGCCAGATCATGGCGAACCTTGCCGCCGACGAAACGCGCACCTACCGGATCACTTTTCCGAACGGTGTCGCCTGGGAGTTCGCCGCATTCTGCACCGGCTTTGAGCCCGACGCGCCGCACGACGACAAAATGAGTGCCACGGCCACCTTCAAGGTGTCGGGCAAGCCCGCATTCCTTCCGGCTGTTCCCTAAGAGGTGACGCATGGCGAACGCGAACCGAGGCGAGGTGAGTTTCCGCGTGGACGGCAAGGAATACACGCTGCGCTATTCCACGAACGCCCTGTGCGAGCTTGAGGACAAGCTCGATCTCGGCATTCACGAAATCGCGCAGCGCCTCGCGAACAAGGAAACACTTCGCCTGAAGATGGTGCGCGCGGTCCTATGGGCAGGGCTGCGCGACCACCACCCAGACCTCACCATCGAGGAGGCCGGTGAGCTGGTGAGCAAAGCCGGAATGGTCGACCTGCTCGACAAGGTGGGCGAGGCGTTCACCCGTTCCTTCGGTGGCGGGGAGGGCACCGAAGCCCGCCCCCCGGCGGCGAGCGCCGCGAGTGGGACTGGCTAGACTGGCTGTCCACCTACACCGAGGCGGGGCTCGATCCCGACAGCTTCTGGCGGCTCACGCCGCGCGAGATCGCGGCCCGCATCGAAGGGCGGGCGCGGGCCATCACCCGCGAACAAGCCAATCTCGCTTGGCTCGCGTGGCACGTGGCGGCGCTGGAGCGGGCCAGAAAGCTCCCGCCGCTGCACAAGCTGATGCCCAAGCAGCGCCGCAAGCGCGCCGCACCGCAGAGCTGGGAGGAGCAGTTGCGCCTCGTGAAGCTCATGCATGTGTGGTTCGGCGGTGACGTAAAGGAGTTGCCATGCAATCCGTGATCGGTGCGCTGCGCGTCGTCCTCGGCGCGGACATTGCGCAGTTCGAAGAGGGGATGCAGAAGGCCACCAAGCGGCTCGATGAGATCTCGGGCAAGTTGAGCGCCTGGGGTGCGGGCCTGTCGGTCGCCGTGTCCGCTCCGCTCGCCCTCATGGGCAAGAGCTTCCTCGACGCCGCATCCGACGCACAGGAGTTCGGCAGCGCGTTCGATTTCCTGTTCAAGGAAAATGCCAAGGCGGTGCGCGAGTGGGCGGACGCGACCGGCGCGGAGATGGGCCGCTCCACGCTTGAGCTGCAGAAGATGGCGTCCAGCTTCATGCAGATGTTCAAGCAGGTGAACCCGGCGACGGAGGAGGGCGCGAAGAACGCCTCCGAGCTTTCCAAGCAGTTCACCGCGCTGGCCCAGGATCTGTCGTCGTTCTACAACGTGGCCGAGGACGACGCGCTGGCGAAGCTCCGTTCCGGGCTGGCGGGCGAGAGCGAGCCGCTGCGGGATTTCGGCGTGTTCCTGAACGAAGCCGCCGTCCAGGCCAAGGGCCTCGCCATGGGCCTGGAGCTGGTGGATGGCAAGCTCACCGATCAGGCGAAAGTCCTCGCCCGCGCCGCCCTCATCCTTGAGCAGACCAAGGATGCACAGGGCGACGCTACGCGCACGAGCGACAGCTATGCCAATTCCGTGCGCCGCCTCGCAGGCGCTTGGAACGAGCTGGCGGCGCGTTTGGGGCAAAGCATTCTGCCGGTCGCGACCCGCGTGGTGCAGGCGCTTACCCAGGTCGCCCACTACTTCGCGCAGCTTCCCGAACCCGTGCAACAGTTCGTCCTCGTGGTGGGCGGCATCGCGGCGGCGCTGGGGCCGGTGCTGACGGGTCTGGGGCTGTTCTCCATGGCGTTGGGAGCTATCAGCGGGCCGGTCCTGGCGGTGGTGGCTGCGGTTGCGGGGGCTGCGGGCCTGATAGTTGCCATTGCCGCGCTCGCCCCGGCGCTCTCGGAAGCCGCGAGCGTCGTGAGCGAGCGCCTGTCGAAAATCCGCGACGCATTTGCCGCCCTGGTCGAGCGGGTGCGCGAGGCGCTGGGCCGGATGCAGCAGCAGGCGAGCGCGGTGTTCGACGCCATCGCGGAAAGAATTGCAGCCTTCGCCGCCTGGGTGACGCAGAACGCCGCAACCGTGGTCGAGCCCCTTCGAAAAGCCTGGGAGGGCTTTTCCAAGTGGATGAACGAAACCTTCAAGAAATTGCTCGATGCGTTGCAGAAGTGGGTGTCGGATCAAATCAAAAAGCTCACCGAGTGGATCGACTTCATTGGCGGCCTGAAAGACAAGGCCATCGATTACGCAAAGCAGATCTATGACGGCATCAAGGAATGGCTTTCGGATAAGCTCAGCAGCTTAATCGATGCTGTCAAAAGCAAGATCGCCTCGCTGGTTCAGGAGTTCAAAGACGCATACGACCGCATTGTGGGCGGCTCCATCGTGCCGGATTTGGTCGTGGAGGTGGGCCAATGGATGGACCGGATGTCCATGCAAATGCCGGATGCGGCCCACGATGCCGCCGGTGGCGTGGTGGGCGCGATGGCAACGATGGCTGACCGCCTTGGCAACTCGCTGTCCAACATCGGAAATCTCGGTGCAGCGCCTACGCCCGCCGTCGCCACGCTGGGGGTCGGCGCGGCCACGGTGCGCGAGCAGAACGTCGCCATTTCCATGCCGGTGCAAATGATCGATCTAGGTTCGCCGCTCTCGCGGCGGCAGGCGGCCCGGGATCTGGCGTTTGAAGTGCAGAACGCGCTCAAGGGGTAACAATGCCCGACAACATCATCCTGTCCGAGCGGTTTGAAATCGGGGCTGTGCGCGGCCCGCAGTTCGCAACGGTGGTGTCGGAGCTGTCGGGCGGCAACGAGCAGCGCGGCATCCGCTGGGAGGATGCCCGCCTTCTGTTCGACCTGTCCTATGCGCCGATGCCGGTGGCCGACGCACGCCGGATCGAGGCGTTATTTTACGCCAGGAGAGGCCGTGCCCGCTCCTATCTCGTGCGCGATCCGCTCGACAACCGGGGCGAGGGCGAGGTTCTGGGCGTGGGTGACGGCACCAAGCGCGATTTTCAGCTCGTGCGCACCTACGAGCCGGACGGCGTTCCCTATGTTCGGCCCATCCTGTATCCGAAGGCCGGGACCGTGACGGTGTGGGTGAATGGCGCTCCCGCCGCCTTTACCCTCCAACCGCGCGGGATCGTGCGCCTAAGTAGTGCCCCGGCGAGCGGGGCCACCGTCGCCGCCGCGTTCGAGTTCTATGTGCCGGTGCGCTTCGACACCGATGAGCTGCTCGTGGAAATGGTGACACCCACCCACGCGCGGATATCGGGTTTGCGTTTGATCGAGGTGCGAGAATGAGCCGAACGGTATCGGCGGCACTCAAAGCGGGTCTCGCCGCCAACCCTCACCGGCTGGTCAGATTGCTCACCATCAAGAGGCCGGATGGAGCCGTGTTCCGGCTTTGCGACGGCAATCGCGATGTCATCGTTGGCGCGGACACGTATACGGCGAAACCCGGCTTCCGCACGAGCCAAGTTACACTCACCAACGACGGCAATGTCGGCACACTTGACCTGGCTCTCCCGAACGCCCCGGCGTTTCAGTTCAGCACGGGCAACATTCTTGCAGGGGTCTGGGAGCATTCCTCCGTCTCGCTCGCGATTGCCGACCGCTCGCAGCCGACCGCTGGCGTCATGGAGATTTTCGAGGGCCTGATCGGCGCGGCGAGTTATGAGGATGACGGCCAGGGCTTCTACACGTTTGAGGTGCGCGGGCGCATCGACTTGGGCCGGGCCATGCTGGTCGAAACCTACGGGCCGACCTGCCGCGCGGATCTAGGCGATGCCCGCTGCCGCTGGCCGCTGCTCAGTAACGGGCGCACCGGCACCGTGAACACCATTGCCGGTCGCACGATCACGGCGACGCTCTCGGACGTACCCGCGAACGGCTATCTCGATGGCGGCACGCTGCAATGGCAGAGCGGCGCAAACAAGGGCTTCGCCCAGGAGGTACGGCGGCAGATTGGCGGTTCGATTTCGCTGTGGCTGTCGCCGCGCTTTCCCATTGCGAAGGGCGACACCTTCACGGTCTATCCCGGCTGCGACAAGCGGCTCGAAACCTGCATGGCGAAGTTCAACAATCTGGTGAATTTCCAGGGGGAACCGTACCTGCCGGGCAGCGACTTTAAACTCTCGTATGAGAGCGTGCGCCAGGAGGTGAAGGAGGTTCCCGTGGTCGTACCCGCCCCGGTCGAGGAGCCGAGGAAGGATCAATACATCCCGATTGGCTGGTACGGCGACAGTTCTGGCAATAACGTCACCTACAATCCGTGAGGCGGCATGTCGGTTAGAACAGACGTTCGCAACACGTTCTCGACCCTGAAGCGGGATGTCGGCGGCGGATGGGGGAAATCGTTCACCTACAGCCTGCCGCCGCCCGTCGTGTGGCAATACGACAAGCGCCAAGACCCGGAGCAGGTTGGAACGCGCGTCGAGACGCGGCGCGAGATCGTCAACATCGAGGAGCAGCACAATGTGGCGCTCCCGCAATCCGCCTACGGCGGAACGATCCCGCTGCTCCTGGGCGAGCTGGAGGTGGCGGGCAACATCATCGACATCGTGCCCGAGCCCTACAAGCGCAAGGATGGCAAGTGGTCGGTGACGTTCCTCGTGAGCTTTGGCACCGGGCTGGTAGCGGGCAGCAAGCGAACGCTGCGTGAGGTGAAGGCGGACGGCAAGGTCATCTATTCGAAGATTGGCCGCTCCTATGTTTATCCCGGACTGAAAGTTTCGTTCCTGCCCGGCAACCCGAGCCAGGGGCAGGTGACCGCGCTGGGCAAAAACCGCCCCGCCTACCGCAATCGCATCTGCGTGCTGTTTCGCGACTTTCCGGTGGAGGATTTTGGCGACCGCATACCGGCAATCACCGCGCGAATTTCTGAGGCATCGGCGGCGGCACCGTCCCAAGCCGTGCGGTTCTCCTCGCTCACGACGACAGCGAGTGAGATCAATTCGGAGCCGGCCATCGATTGGGACGCGGGCCTGCTGTACGGTTACTCGTTCGACCTGTTCTCGCTTCGCACGCTGCGCCTGTGGGATCGCAGGGAAATCAAGGTCCAGCGCATTACGGGAGGGCGGCGCAGATATACCTCGCTTAGCGAGAATGGGTGGAAATATCACAAGGAGACGCGCCGCATCCTCGCTTTTGCCGACCACGGGTTGGAAGGTGACGGAACGCCAGCGGGAATATTGTATCCGCAGCTCGTCGTCATCGATCCGGCCACCGGGAAGATTGTTGCGGACTCGCCCAGGTATGTGCATGGCGCGGCTGGCGGCTACGATATCAGCTCGCTCGCAATCGTTGCCGACCCAACAATGCCGGGAACCTTCCTTGTGGCGGGGGTCGAGCGGTTAGGCGGCGCGTTTTTCCTCGCGCGGTACGATCCGGCAACTCCCGCCGTGTATGGCCTCTACGACCGGCGTCTCATCGAAGGGCTCGCGCTCCTGACGGCTGGCGTGCCACGCCCGCAAACCGGCGGCATCTACAACTATACCGAGCAGCGCGCTATCGGGCAGAGCGGCGGGTCTGTGCGCTTGTACGGCGCGGCGGGCGCAAGCCTCTACGAGATTGAGATCAGCGGCGGTGACAGCCCGATCATCACGACCACGCATCTCGGCACCATGGGGGCTGGGATACGCCGCATGTTCTATGAGCCCGTGAGAGACCGAATTTACCTGTTCCTCGCGGATGCCACGGCGGTCGAGTTCTATCCCGGCACCGGGGGCGGCGCGGGCGCGGGGATCGCTCGCACCGACAGCACTCCGTTCGTCTGGACTAACGTTGGGGACTACGACCCCGAGAGCGCGAGAGCGGGCGTCGTCGGCGTGATCCATACAACGGAGAAGAAGGCATATCTCTACGACCTCGACACCGGCGAGACGGAAACCAGAACAAGTATCTCGGGCATCCCCGCAAACGGGCGGCAGGTGTACGACTCCGCGTCGGAAACGTTCTATATGACCGACACCTTCAGCACGACAGCGCCCGCCGTGGCCGTGCCGTTGGGCGGCCTTGAGGCCGGAAAGCCGGTCGCTCTCTCGACGGTGCTGCGTGAGTTGGCTCGCCTTGCTGGGTACGCGGATAGCGATATCCTGATCGAGAACATCCCCGACATGGTAAACGGCGCGTTCTTTCGTGATGCCGATACCTATCAGGAAACATTGCAGCAACTCTCCAGAGCCTTCTCGTTCGACATTGTCGAGAGCGGCTCCAAGATCAAATTCCGCCGCCCGCCGACCGATGCTGCGTTCAAGGTCGACGGCAGCATTCCTTCCGGTCGGCTGGTCGCGCAGGACGGGCGCGAGATTTCGGCGGGGCGGACGCCCGATACCGACCTGCCGCGACAGGTCGAGCTGCAATATGTCGATCCCGCCATCGGCTATGATTACTCGAAGCAGTACGCGCGGCGACCCTCAGCCCCCATCGCCGTGTCGCAGTCGACCATCACCGAAGTGATCCGGCTCCCGGTGGTGCTCAATGCCTCCCAGGCTGCAACGCTGGCGGCGCAACGCCTCTATCGGCTCTGGGAGGGGCAGATCAGCCAAGCGTTCACCACCGGGCCGGAATTCTCATTCCTTGAGCCGGGCGACGTTGTCGAGGTTCGCACGGACGATTTCATCTGGACCGCGCACGTGCAACGGGTGCAGTTCGGGGATGAGAGTTTCGAGCAGGTGTTTTTCGCCAAGAACTATCTTACCCAGGTCGAGGCGCCCATCGTTGGCGACAGCGGGCAACAGCCGCTCATTGGGATGGCTCCCGGCTCCTATGCCTCGCAGTATATCCATCTCGACCTGCCGCTGCTTGACGGCAAGCACGATTTGGGCGGCGCGGGCCTGCGGCAGTACCACATGACGGCACCGCGTGTCGGGGGCGACGATTGGTCGGGCGGCTATAGCTGGGTCGCGGTTGGAAACAAATGGACACCGATCGATCAGCAAACGAGTGAGCCCACGGTAGGCACCTGCTCCACGGCGCTCTCTGCGCCGCAATCGCCCTGGCGGGTCGATGAAACCTCAACCGTCACCTTGAGCCTGCTTTCGGGCGAGACGGTGGACCTGAAATCGATCACCGAGGACGAGCTGCTGAACGGACGCAACCTTGCCGCCATCGGCCAGCCGGGCCGATGGGAGATTGTCGCGTTCCAGACGGTGGAGGATCTTGGCGGCGGCAACATCCGCCTCTCCCGGTTCCTGCGCGGCCTGCGCGGCTCCGAGGGCATGGCAGGCTTGCATTCAGCAGGCGACTACTTCGTTCTGCTCGATGCGCACCTGGGCACGGTGAATTATCCGGTCGAGGAGCTGTTGTCGAAACTCCGGTTTACCGCCACCGGCCTCGTGGAGAGCGTGGGCAACGCGCCGGTCGAGTATCACACTATCACCGGCATGGCCGAGCGGCCTTGGGCTCCGGTCCACCTTAACGCTGAGCGGATTGCCAATGGCGACTTGCGGCTGTCCTGGGAGCGCAGGACGCGGTTTGGCGGCGAGTGGAAGGATGGCACCGAGGCGGTGCCTCTCAATGAAGCGGCGGAACTCTACGATGTTGAGATCATGGATGCCGCCGGAGCCGTCAAGCGCACCTATGCGAACGTGGCGACCTCCAGCGTCGTCTATCCCGCCGCCGACCTCCTGGCCGACTTCGGAGGGGTTCAACCGGCCTCGTTCTCGTTCCGCGTCTACCAGCTCAGCGCCGTCGTCGGTCGCGGCTTCTTCAGCCAGCAGCCGATTGCGCTCGCTTAGGAGGAGAGATGGCTACACCTAACCTGCAATTGCCCGAGATTGCCGAAGCGCAGGCCAACAAGCACATCACCCACAACACCGCCCTGGGCTATCTCGACAGCGTGCTTACCGCGCCCACCACGCTGACGCTGACCAGCAACGCGGGCAATGTGACGGCGGCGGCGCTGCGCCGCGCCCGCACGCTCGTGTTGGTTGCGGGTTCGCCCGCGCCCACCGGAGCGATCACTATTACGCTTCCAGCCATTGTGCGCGGCGATTTCTACGTGCTCAATACCACAGCCCAGCCCGCAACCCTGATGGTGGCGAACCAGACCGGCACGCTGCCTGTCGTGGCGGCAGGCAAAATTGCGCTGATGCATCTCGATGGCACGCGGGTGCGCCTTGCAGGCGGCGGCGAGGTGGAGGAAGCCCCCCAGGACGGCAGGATCTACGGGCGCTCCAACAAGGCATGGGTCGAGGTTCCGGCTGGCGGTGGAACGGGGGGCAATACCGGCGGCACCGATACGATTTACGCTTTAAGCAGCCTCGAATGGTTTTCCACCGGGTCGGGTACGCCGTCCTATTCAACATCGGCCTATGCCGCAAAGGGCGAAATTCTCACCGCGAACTTGGCTCTCCATATAACGGCGGCTGTCGCTTCAATCGACGTTGCCGTTGGCGAGTCATATGCATTTCAGCTTCTACGGCTCACCGGCTCTAGTCCAAATTTCACGATTGCGGAAATCGTAGCACAGGCGACTGTGAGCGTCGCGGATGCCGCTCGAAAATTCATTGAGTTCGGAGGCTTGGACGCACGCCTAGTCGCTGGCGCGACCTATGCTGCGGTTACGATCAGGCTGGGTGGCACGGCGACCGCCGTTAACAAAATCGAGTTTCCGGCCAGTGCTCCCGCGATTTTACCGTTCGGAATGAGCCATGTCGGCTCTGTGCGCGAGGCGCATCTCACGTACTCGGCTGGCGAGGCATTGCCGAACTACGGCGCTGCAAACTCGGTGAAAATTGCCTTTCGCTATGGTCCGCCTCCGGTCGACATCGTCGAAGAAGCTCCGATCAACGGCACGCCTTACGCTCGCCAGGATGGGGCTTGGGTTCCTTCTGTCAGGGCCGAGCGGAAAATCATCGCGGATGCCGCCGCAGCCCGGACGCTGGCACTTGGCGATGCGGGCGGCTACCTGCGCATGAACAATGCGGCTGCCAACATTGTCACCATTCCGGCGAATGCGACGGTAGCCTTCCCGCTTGGAACGTCTATCGAAATCGAGCAGGCGGGGGCAGGACAGACCACCATCGCTACGGCGGCGGGCGTTACGATCCGCAGCCCTGGTAGTCTTGCCTTGCGTAGACAGTATGCCACCGCGCGGCTGTTGAAGGTTGCGACGGACGAATGGGTTCTGTCGGGAGATCTCGCTCCATAAACGCATGAGCGCCTTTACCGGGCCGCTTGCGCTTCTGCACCATCATGCGGATTGGCGCAGGTGGGAGCTGCTTCAACCGCTCTGCTATGAGCTGGGCGAGAAGGGCAGCGGGCGCACGATTACCGCGCCGGAAGGTTTCATCACGGACGGCGCGAGCGTTCCACGTTTCCTGTGGGCGTTCCTGCCCACCTGGGGCTCCTACAGCCGGGCGGCTGTGATCCACGATTATCTGCTCTGGCGCATCGCGCGGGGCGACCCGCACCCGGAAGCGCCCACGCGCGCCGAGGCCGACCGGGTGTTCGATGAGGCTGTGTGCGTCTGTGGCACGCCGCGCCCCGTGCGCTGGTTCCTGTCCGTGGGCGTGCGCCTGGGCTCGATCCACGCCCGCTATCGCCGCAAGCCAAAAGGTAAACCATGAACCGCAAGGCATTCTTCGATGCGGTGCGGCGCTTCCCGTTTGACGGGTCGCTCACGCAATCCCAGGTGCGCGGCACCGAAACCCTGCTCGATACCTGGGAGCGGCTGGCGCTCTCCACCGATCTACGCTGGCTCGCCTATATCCTGGCGGGCGTGTTCCACGAAACCGGCGGGCGCATGGTGCCGGTGCGCGAGGGCTTCGCTAAGAGCGATGCGGCGGCGCGTGCCGTTGTCAGCCAGCTCTATGCCGAGGGCAAGATCAAGGCGAACTACGCCACGCCGGTGAACGGGATCTCGTACTATGGGCGCGGACGCATTCAGGTAACGTGGTTTGACAATTACCTGAAACTGGAGCGCCGCTTCGGCAGGCCGTTCGTCACCAAGCCCGACTTGCTGCTCGATGACGAAATTGACGCCGAGGTTGTCATCATCGGCCATATCGAGGGCCTCTGGACCGGCAAGAAGCTGTCCGACTATTTCAACGCCGCGAAAACCGATCCCATCAACGCGCGCCGCATCGTCAACGGCACCAACAAAGCAGAACTCATTGCGGGATATTACGGCGCGTTCCTCAACGGCCTGCAGGCCGCTTGGAAACCCGCACCCGCCCCGCAACCGCAGCCCGAACCCGTGGACCCCGACCAAGGGCCGGTGGAGCCGCAACCAGAGCCCGAGCCTGTCCTGCTGGCCCCGGCCCGCGAGGGGCCGGTGTGGGAGGCTTACGTGCAGCTCGCCTTGTATTTCCAAGATCCGCCACCAGCAAAGGAGCGTCCCATGCCTGCTCTCTCATCCATCGTCGCTGGCGTCGTGGTCGACGTGATCGCAAGCGCCGTCCAAAAGGTGGCCCGCGACCCGGCCCAGCCCATTGAACCGCATCAGGCCCCGGTCGTGGCCCGCGAGGTTGCCAGCGCCGCCATCGAAGATCCGCGCTTGAAGCAGCTCGACGCCCAGGTGCAACACGCCACGAACAACGAGCCCGCCTGGAGGAGCCGTGTCACCATCGGCGCAGTGGTGGCGGGCGTGGCGGGCGTGCTGGGCGCGTTCGGCATTGTCGTGGCCCCGGAGGATCAGGAATTGATTGCAGCCGCGCTGACGGCGCTGGGGACCGGGATCGGTGTTGCGACCACGCTCTACGGGCGCTGGAAGGCGAAAAAGCCTTTGGGGGCGTAACATGCCGGTTTCGTTTACCTGGGAGTTCAACCCGGCGACCCTGCTCGCCATCGTCCTGGCGCTCCTGGCAGGGATCAAGGCATGGTACGACGCCAAGCAGCGATCCGAGGAAGCGTGCCGCATCGCGACGGAGGCGCGTGCCGAGGCGAAGGCCGCCAGGGAGCAGATTGGTATCCTGCAAGCCGCCTTTGCCGCCTACAGGGAAACCCAGGCCGAGCGACTAGTCAGCCGCGAGGTGCTGCGCGAGGTGGAGAACCGGCTGGCGCAATCCATCGACCGCCTGGGCGACCGCCTGGACGCCATCATCAAGAACCTGTGGTCGGGGCGGGGGCAATCGCCGCCGCCGCCCCCATAGCTCCCCGCCGTTTGGCCTTTGCGGCGGGACGCGGGCGGCCTTCTTGCGCCCGCGAGCTGGCCCCGTCCCCGGTTGGTGGTCGCCGGGGGCGGGGCCTTTTTGCATGGGCGATCATGCCCGCTTGCGTTGCGGGGCGGATGCGCCTTTCGGCTTTCCTTTGCGGAGGGCCTCGTTCATGCGGGTCTGCCATCCCGCGCCGGTGGCCTTGTAGGCGGCGAGGGTGTCGGGATCGACCCGCAGCGTCACCGGCACCTTCGTCACGTCGGCCTTGGGACGACCGCCCTTGTTCTTGGTGAGGTTCGCATAGAGATCCGGCGGGAGAACCTCCTTCGCCGGGCGCATCCTGGCGAAATCCTCTTCCGTTAACTCGGGAGCATCGGGATCATCGGCAATCTGGGCCTGGATCGCGGCCTCCTCGGCATCGCTCAGCTCAGGGATCGGACGCTTCTTGCGCGGCATAGAACTTCCTTTCTGAACGGCTGGCCCGCCGCAGGGAAATGACCCTGATCCCGGCGGCATGGATAGTAAAGACGACAACGACCAGATCATCATCGAGAAACCCGATGGCTAAAAACCGGGTCGCGGTCATCTCCTGACGCGGCGAGAGGCCCAGCAGGCAGGTCTCCCAATCGAACCGCTCGACGGCCTCAAAGGGAAGGCCCCGCTCTCGGGCATTCTTGAGGCTTTTACGAGGGTCGAAATCAATCGTCATGTCGGTTATTGTAACTACGGAAACCGATTTGGCAAACAGTTTTTGTAAATACAAAAACCAGATAGCGGGAGCCCCGTAGCCATGGCGATCTATTGGATGAGAACCGCCGACGTGTACCCGGATACCCGATACCCGGACTGCTTCACCGCTTTTGACGACGCGGTGAGGTTCCCGCGCTTCCACATGACCGAGGGCGACGAATACATCGGCGGTGTGCGCCGGATCGAGCACGGCCCACAGGCCGGGCTCTGGCAATGGACGATGACCGTATCGCTGTCCGGCCCGCGCTACGGCTCACCCACGAACGGCATTGAGCCCACGCGCGGCACTGCGGCGCATGATAGAAGTGTACCACCATTACCTGTCCACGAGGCCGCAGCAGTATCCGCGCTCGCGGTAGCGACGCCCCGCATCGCTCGACCTCGGCGGCGGCGCGGTCGCCGCTCCAGCGGGCGCTTCGGATGGGTTTTCCACAATGCCCGAGACAGGGGAGGGGCGTTGGGGAGTGTTGGGACTTTTGCTGGGACTCCCGGTCCCAACAATTGCAGTTGTTTCCGTTCCGTTCCATTTTTTGTTTTTGGAGGGGGGTTGCGCCCGCGCCGGAAATTCCATAGAGAACAACGGCCTTTACGGCGTCGGAGCGTAGCGCAGCCCGGTTAG